CTTGATAAAACTCATGAAGTTTTACCTCGGTTTCTAATGCCTCTTCTCTTGTCTGATGTTCGGTAATAATAGTTTTCTCACTTGGATTAAATGTCTTGTCCGTATAAGATCCAAGATATTCATCCTTATCTGGACTACACTCACATCCTCGGCTACCTATGTAACCTCGCCCAAAGGGTTCATAAGAGTAGTAAGTATAGTAAATCATTCTAACTGCTTTCGCTCCGTTCCGAGTCGGCTTACTTCCGTCTGGTTACCCAGATGAACGTAAGGCCATTGTAGACCTTATACTATATCTATGCAAGTAGTATTGTATAATGTGTTACACTTCTTGATTCTCTTGATATTCTTGAATCAAACGATCAACGATTGTTGTTTTACCACTCAGTTTCTGGATCTCATACATTGGAGACTTCATATACTTCTTGATCTTCTTGTATTTTTTTACAATACTTTTCATCTGTTGCATATCAACAGTATAGTTGTCAAGATTTTCTCTAGGATCCGATACTTCGACATCCTCTACCACATCGCGGCCGCCAACAAAACCACTACCAGCAGCCTTCTTGAATTCTGGCTTGTATCCACCACCACCCAAGCCTAGTTGTTTATTTTCTTGAGTCATTTTTCTTTTTACCCTCATTAACGATACACCAAGATCGGGACGATATAGTTCCATCCGTCCACACCATTTTTTGCATTACGTTTTTGCCAAATGCGTCATAATAACAATCAAAAATAGTTACCCTGATTCCCTTCACTATATCATACCATTTGATTCCATCAAGATCACAAGTGACCAGGTAACTGTCTACGGGAAGTGACCTATCATTCGCAGCTTCGACACTGCAGTCAGAATGAATTACCGTGACTCCCTTACTCTTGAAATCCGAAATGTCGATTGTGGAGAGAGGCATCAATTTCGCCAACCCCATTTGATATCGGGAAATGCATCAGAAATAACATCCTTATTAATGTTATAAAGTTCTTCTAATCGACGGTCTTTGACTTTGACTAATAGTTGAGCTTCGTCTTTGTGTAGACCCTCAAGAAGTTGAATGAACATACTTTCACGACGCAGAGGTGCAAGTGAATCGTTACCACCCTTCACAAAGTGGTAGAGTCTCTTGTACTCTGTGGATAGTTGTTGATGTTCGATTCCGATAGGGACTTCATTGGGAGAGTATGGCACCTCACCATCGGGCAACATACTCACAGCTTCGTAGTTCCAAATCAACACTGCACGTAGTGCATCAGTGTCATATTCTTTCAACACCTCAACCTTCTTTGTTTTTGTTCTTTGTTTTGAAACGAGTTCTAAAACCTCAGTCAACAAAGGGTTGGGTGGCAATTTAGTTACGGCCATAGTTAGTCTTCTTCATCGTCATAATAGTGTGATTCGTCAATCACGAATCGTAATGCAGTTAGTTCAGTATTAAGTAAGTTTCCATTTTCATCATACATCTCTGGATGAGTTGTCACCTGTGCAGTTTTAAGTTCCATATATGCAGAATACTTTTCGCTCAGGAACCATCCAAGTATGAACCCAACTAGTGCGCCTCCAATGCAGAACAAGGCAGAGAAGACCAGGATCGTTGCTATTAACATTTTCCGTACCTAGAGAGAACTACTAATAAAACTTACTTACACCTCCAACTCTCTGGTTTATTTAGTGACCCTCTTGCGATTCTTAGATCCAAGCTTTCTACCAGGTCGTTTGTCTTTTTCATATTTCCACGCATCCTCCAAGATACAATAAAGATAGTCTCTTATTTTTCTGGCAGTTGGTTTACCTAGGTTACCATATGCCTCACGTATTTGTTTGTGTAAGTCATCACTACCACCTTCAAGATAAAGATCTAGATCTTCGATTGTATTTGACAGTGATGAAGCCGTGGGACTTTTTATAAACTCTGTAATGACTGGTTTGGTTACCTTGTTGGATCTAAGGTAATCATACATTGAGAAGGTATAGACTTGATGAAAAAAGGAATCATCGATTACCCGCTCAACGATATCGTAAAGTGATATTTCCATTAGATAATTTTCTGTTCCCTCAAATACTTAACGGTGTCAGTGCATCCTCCTAATTTTTTCCCATCCATCACAATTTGTGGGTAGGCGGTATTACCGAACTCATTGATGAATTGTTGTCTACTGAAATCAACATCAAGAACGTATTCAGTAAACGACAAGTCCTTTCCAATCAGGATTTGTTTTATCATCTCACAATATGGGCAACCAGCTTTTGAATAGACGGTAAAGTTCATAGTTTGAACACTCATCACGATTATATATTAGATTCAAAAAATTAGTACGATCTCAGACTCAATTTGATTTTTCTTAAGGTGTTGAGCCCAGATCAGTGCATCGCGTTCATCAAAAAATGTGGCCTTCTGAATGGAAGTACCCTTCTTTTTTTGACGTTCATAAATGACTTGGAACTTCGTCATAGAGATTAGTGTGTCTGACCTCCATTATAATACCATCTCTGAATAGGATATGACAAGAGGGCCACTTAGAGTAGTGACCATCAAAAACTGCAGGATAAACCTCTACGATCTTGAAAACATAAACAGGTTTTATCTTACCGTGAAGACCATTCGGAATCCATTTAAAATTTAAATATTTTCTGTCGGAATTATATCCATCATCACCCTCTGCGAGCTCTACGAAGTCTGCAGTGCTTGAGTAATCAATTTTAAATAATTGACCTGCAGGATCAATCCAGTAATCATTCATACAACAGTCTAGATCCTTGGTCTGGAGTTCTTTATCACTGTAACCAGGGCCAAGATCGTAGGACGATCTGACTGTATCAAACATTCCCATTACTTTGACCTCAACTTTGCGTATTCAAAAATCTTCCTTGGAATATTTACACCTAACGCCTGTTCAAAACCTCTAAACCCTGGTGATGAATTAGCCTCACATATTCTATATCCGTCTTGATGAAAAAGCAAGTCAACTCCTGCAATATCAAGGTTCAAAACTTTAGCAACTTGAATTGAAATCATTTCAATCTCATCGGTAAGTTCATAGGGTAGACCTTGGCCGCCCCTTGAGATGTTTGCCTTGAACGATCCATCAGTGCTCTGGCGAAGCATAGCACCCACAACCCTACCACCAACAACAATAACACGAAGATCACGTCCCTCTGAATGTTGTACATACTCTTGTACGATCATTGAATTCTTAAAGTCTAGTGCAGAAATAAGTTCTGCGAGATCCTCAAACTGTTTTTTATTGTCACAGAGATACACACCAGCTCCGTGAGATCCTGTTACTACTTTCACAACACAAGGAAATCCCACCTGTTTCTCAACAAGTTCACTATCACTTGGAAACCTTGTCAACATTGTTTTAGGGATGGGTAATCCGGCTTGTGCAAGAATCTGATTTGCATACATCTTATCCTTTGATGCAATGATCGCATCGGAATTTGGCAATGTTGAAACATTCAACCTCTCAAACTGTCGTAACACGGATAGATTGAAGTGACCAGTTGCACTGCCAGTGCGGGCTAGAACGACCTCTGGTAAGGGTACAATGTCATTTTGATATCGTATTGACTTCCGATCATCTCTTGACACTAGGAGATCGATCTCGTCTGCATACACAACATTAAAATCAAATCCAGATTTATCAGCTTCTTCTATAAACCTGTCACGTTCATACGTTTCTTTTGTCTTACGATTTGCAAGCATCCAAAGTTTCATCGCTCAGATATACTCAATAAAAAAAGAGGGTGGTGAGACCCTCTTATGTATCAGTATTAGTTTTATCAACCGATGGTTGGTGCAGTCAGAGTAACAGAAGTTGATCCAGCAGCAGCCAAGTCCAGAGGGAAGTTGTGAGCATTGCGCTCGTGCATCACTTCCATGCCCAAACCACCACGATTCAGAATGTCAGCCCAAGTTGGGATAACTTTGCCTTCACTTGATACGATCGACTGGTTGAAGTTGAATCCATTCAGGTTGAATGCCATCGTGGAAACTCCAAGAGCAGCGAACCAGATACCTACAACGGGCCAGGCAGCCAGGAAGAAGTGAAGTGAACGTGAGTTATTGAACGAAGCGTATTGGAAGATCAGGCGACCGAAGTAACCGTGGGCAGCCACGATGTTGTAGGTCTCTTCCTCTTGACCGAACTTGTAACCATAGTTCTGGGACTCGTTTTCGGTAGTCTCACGAACCAGTGAAGAGGTCACCAGCGAACCGTGCATAGCACTGAACAATGAACCACCGAACACACCAGCAACTCCAAGCATATGGAAGGGGTGCATCAGAATGTTATGTTCTGCTTGGAAAACCAACCTATAAAGCAGAACGAGGAACCTATGTTTCCATAGGGATTGGACTATATCATCAATCTATTTTATTAGATTGTCGGGCGCTTTAACCTGTTATTAAGGGGACTAAACCCCTCAGGTAGTCTCTGAACCTTTCTTAGATGTATCTAAGACTTGGATGCTGATTGCCGTATCCATAAAGGACTTAGGTTTCCAGCAGTTCACCCGATTTATACTACACATTGGTTTAGTTTATGTAGTTGAATGTACCAGAGATTCCCAGAGGCATCGCATCAGAGAAGGAACCTTGACCAAAAGGATACACAAGGAACACTGCAGAAGCAGCGGCAACAGGTGCCGAATAAGCAACACAGATCCAAGGACGCATACCTAGCACAGTATGCATTGTGGACTATATCTTCACCATACTCATAAGAGTTTAGGTGTCGGACGCTATTGGTGTATTACATCTCACGCTTGAGAAACCACCTAGTCTCTGAACCTTCCACAGAAGTATCGTCTGTGGCTTGGCTGCTGATTGCCCTTTAGGGTTTCCAGCAATTCATCCGAAGTTTATCTTAAGGTTTCCCCTAAGAGCCGCCTAGGATTGACGGTAAGAAAGTTCCCACTCACGACCCATATAGGCATAGATACCGATGAGGAAGTGGAAGATGATTAATTGAAATTCGCCTCCATTATAAAGCCACTCATCAAGAGATTGTGCTTCCCAAATCGGGTACAGATGCAACCCGATAGCATTAGAAGACGGAATCACAGCACCAGAGATGATGTTGTTTCCGTACAGAAGAGAACCAGCGACTGGTTCACGAATGCCATCAATGTCCACGGGAGGAGCAGCGATAAATGCAACGATGAAGCAAATTGTTGCGGCGAGTAATGTTGGAATCATCAGAGTACCAAACCAGCCCACATAGATGCGGTTGTCGGTGCTGGTGACCCAGTTGCAGAATTGATCCCAAGTATTCAGTTGTCTTTGTTGTGCAATAGTAGCAGCCATTGTTTTGAAAAAGTAGTAAGACCATCAGGGGAATGGTGGAGTTACTATTTCCCAGTCACCCTCAGACTGGGTATGAGAGACTGTGTT